TGACGATTCCGCTGTAGTTACTGTGTCGCGTAGACGCTTTGATGGTGGTATGGATGCCATAGAAGCGGACATAGTAGAGGACATAGAGGATGCTATAGTGGAAGCCATAGTAGACCACAGCGAAGATAAAGATGAGGATGAGCATGGAGATGAAGAGTAATGGCTAAGGGCAAGAGCATGGTAGATAAGCTAGACAAAGAAACCAAAGATAGGCATTTCCGTAATCACAGTGCCAATGCTAACGGTGGGAAGGGTGATGGCAACCGCACCTCAACTGCTAATACTCGCGCTAAGTATAAGTCGATGTATGACCAAATAGACTGGAGCAAGAAGTAATGCCAGAAATTGAATACTGTATGGGGCCACAAGGTCAGATACTCCAAGACTACGCAGACTGTCGTGCGCAAAACTCCTTTATCTGTGGGCCACTAGGTTCAGGTAAGACTGTCCAAACAATCCTTAAGCTGTTTGACCTAATGTGTGAACAAGCTCCCGTGATGACCAAAGGACATAAGAACTATGGCGTACGGCTTTCCCGTATCATTGCCTGCCGAAACACCTACTCTGAATTGTTCTCCACAACCATTAAAGATTGGCTAGAGATACACGAAGACCTTGGCCCATTCCGTCAGGGTAACAAAGAGCCACCCACACATTACATCAAGTTCCGTTTAGAAGATGGCACACGAGTTCATTGTGAGGTCATATTCATCGCTTTTGACCGCCCTGAGCATGTTAAGAAGGCTAGGGGTATCCAGACTACATGGGTATGGCTAAACGAGACGAAAGAACACGCTAAGGCCGTTCTCGATATGCTTGATCTACGTCATGGTCGCTATCCTTCCCCCAAGGAGGGAATCAAACCTACGCATCATGGAATGCTGGGTGACAGTAACGCTCCTGATGAAGACCATTGGTACTACAAGTTGGCCGAGATTGAGCGACCAGAGGGCTGGGTATTCCATCGCCAACCAGGTGGTGTCTACAAAGATGGTGAGAATTGGAAGATAAATGAGAAGGCAGAGAACCTAGGCAACCTGCCTGACAATTACTATAAACGTGGCCTATCAGGTAAAACAGATGATTGGATTAAAGTTAATCTTGCTAATGAGTACGGCTTTGTGTCTAACGGTAAGCCGGTTCACCCAATGTATACGGACAGCGTTCACGCATCCCATATGGATTTCACACCGAGCAAGGACACTCCTATCGTTCTGGGTTTTGACTTTGGCCGTACACCTGCTTGTGCCTTTCTTCAGCGTACTGCTATCGGAAGGTGGGTCTGCTTTGACGAAATGGTTCTCACTGATTCCGGTGCAATAGACTTTGCGCCTACCCTAAAACGCTATATTGAAGACAATTATCCTGATCACAGCTTTAAGGGGTGGGGTGATCCTTCTGGTGACAACAAGAATCAGGCCAACAGTGATACGCCGTTCAAGATCATGCGAGCCGCTGGCATACCCTGTCAACCAACAGACTCTAACGATCCCCTGAAACGCAGAGCCGCTTTAGAAGTACCTATGAAAGAGATGTGTATGGATGGTAAGCCTCGCTTTATAGTGTTGCCCAAAGCCTCCATGATACGCAAAGGGTTACAAGGTGGGTTCTGCTATCGTCGTGTGCAGACATCTGGCGAGCGCTATAGTGACCAACCAGATAAGAATGAATACTCTCACCCAGTAGAGGCTCTTGAATACGCCCTGCAAGGTGAAGGTGAAGGTCGTTCTGCTCTCCGTAGAGAAGGTGGGTTCTTAAAGCCACACACAGCAAAGGCAAACTTTAGTGTCTTCTGAAGAAATAGATATGTGGGTAGTGTTCACCTGCGATACAGGACATTGGTGGTCTAGGTTTATCAAGGAAGATATGGGCCACTGCTATGTCATCGTACCTTCTGGGGGTAAGTTTATTGTAGCTGGTAAGAATACAGCCAAATATGACCTGTATAATGTAGACGCAATAAATGATATAATTGGGCCAAACGATATAACTGTAGGTTATAAGCAAGAAGCTACCAGTAGCCACTTGTTTGCACTGAATACTTGTGTCGGGAATGTTAAGCAGATGCTTGGTATCAAGAAGCCATTCATCTGGACTCCATATCAACTATACAAACATATAAAGCATACGAGGTAGTAACATGGGAAAGTCTCCAAAAACCCCTAAGAAAACGCAAGAACAATTTGCAATGGAACGCAGACAGCGAATGGCTCTTGATGAAGAAACAGCATCTAGTGAACGCAGACTAAAAGCCGTTGCTCAAAAGCAACTAGGCAAGCAATCATTACTTAAAGATGCAGTGAAAACTGTTGAAGCTCCAGCAGGGCCAACAGTTACTCCTGGCGCTAGGATAGTTGACCAATATGGAGGTACGCAAATGGTTAGTGGTAAAAAGAAAGCTCGAAGTATCCTTAGTAAGGCAATGCGACCATTAGGATTATTTTAATGCAGTTACCTAAAGAGCTTGGTTCACTTACGGACTTGAAGCGACGAGAAGCTAAAGCGTTTGAAAACATGGCTATGTGGCATGACATCCTTGATGATGCCTATGAATACTTTTTGCCTAACCGTAATCTGTTTGAAGACTACCAGCCAGGACAGAAGAAGATGGATCGCATCTTTGACTCTACTGCTCTTGAGGCTATTCAGCAGGGCGCTAGTAAGCTGCAAGAAAACATTGCACCTATCTGGTCACGCTGGGCTACCTTTGCTCCATCTGATCGCGTACTTAAGATGCTAGAAGAAGGTGATTACGAGGTTACAGAAGAAGATATTCGTAAAAACCTAGAAGATCAGGCCACTATTATCTTTGATTACATTAACCGCTCTAACTTTGCCACTCAGTTCTTTGAACACGCTCTTGATCTGCTGGTAGGTACAGGCACGCTTCGCATTGATGAAGACGAAGACTTTGATAACCCAATCATCTTTCATGCTATCCCGCAGAAGGGTATTGCTTTTGAAGAAGGCCCGAACGGTAATGTTGAGACACACTGGCGTAAGTTTAAGGTTAAGGCTCGCAACCTAGAGCGCCAATGGACAGGCTTTAAACCTTCCGACAAGATAGCGGATGTTATTAAGAAAAGCCCTGACGCTGATGTCGAAGTTAGTGAAGGCGTTGTTTTTATGCCTAAAGCTAAGACCTACTATGGCTGTGTATGGGTCAAAGGTGAAGACACAATCAGTTGGATGGAAGACTTTGGTAAGTCTAGCCCTTGGGTGACAGGTCGCTATTCTAAAGTATCTGGTGAGATTCGTGGTCGTGGCCCAGTACTACAGGCACTTCCTGATGTACGATCTCTCAACAAAGCTAAAGAGTTTGTATTGCAGAAGGCCGCTATTGATCTGGCTGGTATGTATACTGCTACTGATGATGGTGTAACTAATCCTTACAATTTGAATATAAGCCCAGGCATTGTTATTCCTGTTGGTTCTAACAACTCGTCTAACCCTTCTATTCAGCGCCTAGATACAGGATCAAACTTACAGCTTGCACAGTTCCAGATTAATGAAATGCAGATGTCTATTAAAAGAGCTTTATTCAATGATCTTCGTGATCCTACTGGTGCTGTACGATCCGCCACTGAGGTTGCCATTGAATCGCGTGAATTGGCAAAACGCATCGGCTCTGCCTTCGGCAGATTACAAACTGAAGTCCTAGTTCCAATCATTAAACGAGTTGCTGCTATCTTGACTCGACGAGGAATCATTACTCCTATAGAGTTAGATGGTCGTGATATTGACATTAAGTTCCTATCGCCACTGGCTAAGGCTCAGGACGGTGAAGACATCTTGAGTGTTCAACAAGCTGTTGCATTTGTTATGCAAACTGCTGGGCCAGATCAGGCCAAGATAGGGTTTAAGCTAGAAGACTTTGGAACGTGGGTTGCCGGTAAGACTGGTATGCCTGCTGAATTAGTCCGAAGCGAATCGGAGAAACGAGCTGTTATTCAGGCTGGCGCTCAAGTTGCGCAACAAGGCATGGATACTAGCGGCAATCCTCCACAACAAGGTCAAACTGCTTTATGAGTTGGGATACATTAAATACGGCTGTGGACGGCACTAAAGCCCACGCAGCCAATGCTAAAAACCGACAAGCCGCTGCTGAGATGGCACAGGCTTATCACCAATGCTTTGGAACATCGCAAGGTAAGAAGGTATTAGAAGACCTTACCAAGCGCTTTATCTTCCAGAACAATACCCCATTTGGCTCTGAAAATGCTAACTATGAATCCGCTTATCACAATGGTGAGAGCGGTGTAGTTAAGTTTTTAATTAACCAAGTACAGCAAGCTGAATTACTTTAACTAAAAAAAGGTTACAAAATGATTGAAGAACAGGCCGCACCAGAAATCACACCAAGCGAAACCCTGTTGGATGCAAGCACTCCCACTCTTAATGATGGCGAGTATTTCTTATCCGATGGTATCAAGGGTACAGGCGAGACACCCGAATGGTACAAAGGCGACAAGTATAAGTCTGTCGCAGAACAAGCCAAAGCCTATACTGAACTAGAGAAGAAGTTCGGTGGTTTTACTGGCGCACCAAAAGATGGCTATGCTGGCCCAGAGGGAATTGAGTCTGATGATGCCCTACTGCAAGAACTAACTGAGTTTGCCGACAAAACAGGTATGAGCCAAGAAGCCTTTGGTGATGCGTGGGAATTGTTGTCAGCACAAAATGGGGCAGCAGAAGAAGTAACCCATGAGCAAGAGATTGCACGACTTGGTGACAATGCAGGAGAGCGCATTAAGAATGTAGAGGGCTATCTAAAGAACAACTTAGATGCTTCTGACTACGATGTAGTTCGTGATCTAGTAACTGATGCTAAGTCTATTGAGCTGGTAGAGTACCTTGTTCGTGCAACCTCGCCTACAAAGCTACCTATTGACGGCGGAGAGCATCCTACTGGTATGACTTGGGGTGATATTGAAACCCAGATGTTTAAAAAGAACGAGAATGGACAGCTCCTTCGTAGTGTTGATTCTAACCATGAAGCCAGGATTCAAAAGATGATGAAAGAATTTGGTGGAGATAGAGCGCATACCAGAACCTTTGGTTGAGTTTGTGGGGTGAAAGGTGTATAATCGACGCACTGGACACCCCTTTCTATTAAGGCCCAGTAAATTTAGGTTGAATGCTGACCAAGTTTACTCGGGTACTCAGCTAAAACCTTGAAAAACTTTTTATTATTTATTACTCTTTTTCGAGGAAATCATTATGAGTAAAGTATTATCATCCGTAGCGGTAACGGAGTTTGACAGTCTTGTTAAGCACGCATACCAAAACGCTGGCCTTTTGAAAGGCGCTGTAACAATTCGTAACAACGTAGTTGGCGACACCTACAAATTCCGCAACATGGGCAAAGGCCTTGCTAACCAGAAGTCTACTTCTGATCTAGTGACTGCTATGGACATTTCTCATGGCTTTGCAACTGCAACTCTGCAAAACTGGAATGCTCCAGAATACACAGATATGTTTGATGCTGCCACTGTAAACTTTGACGAGAAGCAAGAACTTGCAAGCACTATCGCAAGCGCCCTTGGTCGTCGTTGTGACCAGCTAGTTATTGACGCTATGGACGCAGAAACTACTTATGCTGACACTATTGGTAAAGATACTGGTGGAACTAGCACTAACCTAAATGTTGCAAAAGTTGTTGCAGCTCAAGTTGCACTTCGCGCTAAAGGCGTTCCTAACTCTAACCTGTTTGCTGCTATTAATGCTCAAGGTTTGGGCGGTATGCTTAACGAAGAAAAAATCAGCTCTATTGATTACAACAATGTTAAAGCTCTAGTTAACGGTGACATTGATACTTTTGGTGGCTTTAAGTTTGTAATTGTTGAAGATCGTGTTGAAGGTGGTTTGACCGAAGCAGGTAATGTTGTTGATTCGTACTTCTTCTCTCAAGACGCTATTGGTCTTGCAATTGGTATTGACATCAAGACTGACGTTGATTGGATTGCTGATCGTACTTCTTGGTTGTGTAACGGTATGCTCAAAGCTGGCGCAGTATCTCGTGACGGCCTTGGTATCGTTAAAGTCCAATACCTCAAAACTGCATAAGGAATATTATCATGGCTTTTTCAAGAACAGGTTTATGCCGCATTGGCGGTTCAGGTAATGGCGGAAGCACTTGGCAGTATACTGCTGCTGATGCTAAGACCGTTGTAGACAATGCTGATTATTTTCTTGCAGCACTGTCGGAACTAAACATTGGTGATTTGGTTATCTGCAAAGATACTACTGATGCTGCTGTTCCAGTAGTTACCGTAACTTACATTAAGACAAAAACCGCTACAAGCATCACAGCGGCTGCCGGTTTAACAATTACCGCATAAGTAGTAAAACTGAATGGGGCTGCTTTTGTGGCCCCTTTCTTTACAAATAAAGGTTTATTATGGCTTCTAAGATACAGCTAATTTCTAATGCTCTCATTCTAATTGGCGATCTGCCTATAACATCTTTATCAGGCAACACTCGTAGTCAGACTGTGGCCAATGCTCTGTATGACAATATTGTGCAGAACGAACTATCCAAATTCCGTTGGGGCTTTGCTCGAAAGCAGGCTCAACTGTCATTAACCTCTACCACTCCTATTGGTACAGAATGGCAATCGGTGTATCAACTTCCTTCTGATATGCTTACCCTTATTAAGCTAGATCCTAGTATTAACTATCAAATTCTTGGTGACAAAGTTTACTGCAATTACAGCGGTAATCTTTATTGCGATTATATTGCTAATGTTGCAGAAAGCGGATGGCCAGTATACTTTTCTAAAATGATTGAGTATGCCTTAGCTATGGACTTTGCTCCTTCTATTCGTGATAGTGCCTCGGCTATGCAGTTACTAGCTAACCAGTATTTGAATGCTAGTCGTATGGCTCGCTTCACTGATTCACAGCAGCACCCCCAAACACCTATTCAGGATCGTCCATTTATTAACGTGAGGTTCTAATGCCTAAGTCACAATTTCAACAAACCAGCTTTGCAAGTGGTGAGTTGTCACCATTACTTAAAGGGCGTACAGACCTTGAGCAATATTATAAGGGCGCAGAGCAAGCCGAGGGAGTTGTTATTGTTCCTCAAGGTGGAATTAAACGCAGGCCTGGACTCAAGTTTGTAGATACTGCTCTTAAAGGTAATACTCGTCAAACTGCTGTCAATCCTACATCAGGCACTTCAAGTACTGCCGTTCCATTACTAAATGACGGCAATGCTAATACATACTTTACAACAAACGTTAATTTAGGCGGTAGTTCTGGATTTGTAGTGGCCAGCTATGATTTAGGCGCAAGCTATAATGCACAATTTGTAACAATAGATAACGCCAGTCTAATAAGAAATGGTACTGCTGGCGCTTACATTAAAAATAAAACCTTAACATTGCAAAATAAGGTTGGCTCAAATTATGTTAATTACGCAGTAATTCCAATTACCAGCGATTTTGGTGGTGAGGTTAGCGAAAAATATGACATAAGCAACGTTGCTTTATCAAGTAAAAGAGAGTGGCGTTTAGTTTGCGATATGAATGCCGCAGAAGGCCAAAACTTTCGTGTTCGTTTAGGCGAGTGGAATTTTTCTGCTGAACCATCCGCATATGTTGATTCAAGCAGGCTTAAAACTTTTGATTGGGAATACGCGGCAGACTTTAATTTCTTAGTTGTATTGACAGAAAACAATGCAAGATTTTATCGTGCGCCCCATGCTGGCAGTACTGAAACAGTTTATGTTGCTGACATACCTGTGCCTTATACCTCCGCGCAAGTGCCTGACGTTAAGGATGCCCAGACTGAAAATGTAATGTTAATGTTTCACAAAGATCAGCCAACTAGAAGAATTATATTTGATGAAGCTATTTACGCTACGGCTCCAACACAGTCTTTTGTTTCTGATCAGGTTCCTTTTGTTGACGTTCCCTTGTTTGACTTTAATGACAGTTCAAGCCCAACCCCAGTAGCGGCAGTTCAAGTTATAACCTTTGCACATTTTCAACCTGGCAATCAATATCAGATAGATGTTGAAGGCGTATTAAGTAAAAATATTACTTACAATGGTGGAGAAAACAGTTCTACGAAGTCTGCTGACGCTACGGCTTTTAACTTGCAAAAAAACTTGCAAGAGATGCCTAACTTTCCTAATACTGGCATAAGTGTTGTTCGTGCAAGCAATGAAGTTTTTACCATTACATTTGAAGGAGATTCGGCTCGACCTATTGAGTTGCTGGCTGGTTTTCCTACGAGCGCAAACGCTAATGGACAAGCTGCAATAACTGTTAGTGAAACTACGGCTG